AGATTTGTAATTGTCGGTTGGATATACGCAATTTTCCAGACTGCATACAAGGTGATATCCACATCTGTGCCGTAAGTAGACCCCGGCATGTACGACACCTCTCCGGCAGATGACGTTGCCCAACCCATAAATACATACCCGTCTCGTGTAGGGCGTGCAGAGGATAGGGTTAAGTTTGACCCATATATTTTCTTTTGACTGCCCGGCGCGCCCGTTCCTCCGTTTGCATTGTAAGATACGGTATGTTCCCACGTGATAGCCGAGAGTGCGTAACTTCCGCTTGCTGAGATTGTGGACGGGTTGATTCCCGTGTTAATTGTTGCGGAAAATCCTATGTTCTTGGGCTGTCCGCTTGTCGGCATCGTAATACGGAATGTCTTAGTTCCGCCAATGTTTGTCCATATCCAGTTCCCTCCACCGCTTCCAACTGCAAATGTTGCGCTTCCGGAGGTGTTCTGCCCGTCACAGCTCATGCTGTATGGTGCGCCGTCATAATTGTATCCACCCCAGTCAAACGCAATATCAAACCTGATATCCACATCGTACTGATGTGTGAGATTCGCATCCCCTACACCACGGACTGCCGTGACATAGATTCTCCCCGTTCCTGCCATAAGTCCCTCCTACTCAATATATATCAGTGACAGATGCCCGTCCCCATTGTCCAACATTGCATAGTTACCTACACCAACCCTTTTGGCGCTTAGGTTATCAACTTCTGCCACCGGCATATATGCTTTTTCATTTCCAAAATACGCCAGCCCTTTGTCTCCTTCGTAAAATCCTAGGCGCGAGTTCGTCAACCTTGCCTTAAGGTCATTACTTGTTCCACCCAGTTCCAAAAACGGCGCAACTCCATCCGACCCCTGTCGCACCCATGTATCGATAACTTCCGTCTTGCCGTCTACGTAAGTTACGGTATTCTTGAACTCGGCGCGAACCTCATTCTTGTACTTTTCGAGACTGGTATTTATATTATTGACACTGGAGATTGCTGTGTTGGCGGATTCCTGTGCGTTTCCTGCCGCATCTTTCGCATCCTCGATGTCTTCCGTGTATGCTTCCACCCATTTTTCGCCGTTCCAGTACTTTAGGACGTTGTTTACCGTGTCGTACCAGAGTTTAGTCTTATCGTCTGGTGGTGTTTCGGATTTTATTGCTCCATCCGTACCATCTTTGCCGTCATCCCCTTTATATTTCGACCACTGGTAATCTGCCGGATTGTTGCTTTCTGTCGGCACTTCCTTGTTGTATGCGAACCCGATGTAATATTTTCCATTCGGACTGTCAGACATCCCGTTTCCTCTGGCATCATCCGCATACCTTACCCATGTGTAGTAAGTTTTTCCGTCCGCTCCGGGTTTTCCGGGTATGCCCTCTCCGGTGATCCTTGCCCACTGGTAATCTTCCGGATTATTGGACATTACTGGAGTCACCTTATTGTAGGCAATTCCTAAGTATTCCTTTCCATCTGGACTGCTGGACATCCCGTTTCCATACTCGTCATCAGCAAATTTAAACCATGTGTAATAAGTCGTTCCGTCTTTTCCCGGCTCTCCATCCGATACATCCGTAACCGTTACTTCTTCAAATCCCCTTAGGACTCCCTCTGTATCCCTTGCTTCAAATTTGTAGACCGCCTTGCTCTCCACATCCAAAGCTCGAACTTTTATGGTCCGACCGTCAT